AAGATATATTTATTTTTATAAAACACACACACAAAAAAAAAAACCCCCGCCCCCGGCCGGTCCCGGGAGCGGTTATTTTTAATTGCTTTGCTTTATTATTTCGGATAATACCATAAACGGAAAAAGCAAAATACATAGAACTATCAATTCCGATTAACCTCCATAATTTCAATTACGTTGCTTTTCAACTCTTTTCTAATATCTGTTTTATTTAATGCGTACATTTCAATGATACCGTCATATTTTGTTTTCACCCAAAAACGGCGCATATATTCGGCAAAAGGAATACACCAACCGGCGCGTTTATAAAAGGGGGTTCGGGTTGCAATGTGCAAATCTTTCAACGGCTGTAAATTTCCATTATCTGCGGCAACCAACGCCGCCGGGATGCGTTCTGTTAAAACCGTTTCAAATGCGGGAACGTCCCACGATACAAATTTGTAATGTCTCATAATTTGCAACCCCCTTCAAATCTTGCACCAAAAAAGAAATAAATTCTATTTTTTGGTACTTCCACAACGTCAAACCACGCCGGACACATTGCAAGCCGCTTGTATTCGCCGGGTGTGTACAATTCATTTGCAATTAAAATACCGTTCGGCACTCCTTGCCGGTGGTTATTCCATGTGTACCGGGTTTTATTGTCGTATTCCGATTTTACTTTGTAATACTTCATAAAATAACCCCCTTTACAACACGCAAAAGCGCTTGTATTCTGTTTCCCGGCTGTATTCCGTGAATAATGCCGGGTATGCTTTCTTGAATCCGGTTGAATCAAAACGACTTGAAATAACCGTTTTATTTGTCACTTTTGCCGTCCCTTCAACGTGTGTTTCCTCCGTGCCCATAAGTGATAAAATATCACTTTTTAGCGCGTCGTTCATGGCGTTTAACTCTTCAATTAACCGCTTGTTTTCGCGGTATTCATTGCATAGCTTTTCAAACGTGCTCATTGTTTGCCCTCCCCCATTCTTATACATTCGTTTAATGGTATTTTATACCCATGTAAACGGACAAAATCGCCGCTATTGTCATGGTAAATTTTTAGCTTATGGGGTTTTTGTTTTGACTTTGCACCCCACGCCCCGGAAACACAATATAAATAATCATTTATACCGTATTCAATATATTTAATTTCCAACCCGGAAAAGCCGCTATAATACGCAATGCTTTTCCTGTTCATAATTTCGGATTTTTTCATTTTATAACGCCCCCGTTTCTAACAATTTATAAATAATTTTTTCATCTTTTACCGGGATCGGGAAATATACCCAACTTGTACCATATTTATAACCGCACACCGGGCAAGCCTTGGAAAGCAACCCGTCGGGGTGTTCGCTTTCTTTTAACCATCCCAAAGCCTTTGTTTCAGTGTGTCCTATGTCTCCAGGATAAAGCGGCTTTTTCGGTTCGTAATATTTCGCCAATTCTGCCGGCGGTGTTTCTGTCCATGTTGTGAGAGAATAAGACAACCCGGCAAAAAAGGTTTGCTCTGTTGTTGGCGTGAATGTTTCCCCGGCTGTAAGAGCAGACAAGGCGGCTTTTTTCGCGTTGTCCTGTTCAGTTATGGCCGCCCTTGTCATTCTCCAATGGTACAAAGTAACTTTTTTACTTGCTAACTTGTCCCATCCGGCGGCGTGTTGGTGTTCGCATTCAGGGTGCATATCATTCAAATGGTACGCCTTCCATAACCTGAATATTTCGGAAAAAATGGGGTTGTCCATATACGGGGCGATTGTGTCCAAACATTGGCCGCCACAAATACAATTCGAGCGTAGGACGTTCCACACCATAGCAGAGACAGAAAAACGCTTTTTTCCGTTCTCCTCTTTGTATTCCATTTCAACCGTTACCCGGTTTTTTGCTTTCCCTCTGTTTTCAAAATCAATACAACCAAAATCAAATGTTCTTTTCATGCTCTTTTGTCCTCCTTATACGTTTATTTCTAAAGAATCCCACCAGCTTTTCCCGCCGCCGGGAATGTTAAATAATTCTATAAATGTATTGATATGCCGCATGGTGGTTGAACTATAACCGCCTCACAGTCTTAGAAATTCCCCTTCAGGTGTGATCTTGCACACCTCTGTATTGTAAGATTGTAAAATTTTTTCGCCGCTGTCCTTTTCAATGATGTTGGCTTTACCGTAAAAGCTCTTTACTCTGTCGAACTTCCCCGGGCTCAATTCGTACGTTTTCATGGTGTTACCTCCTGTATAATCCGTTCCGTGTTGTTTCTTGTCTTACTATGGTTATACTATAACACTTTCCGGATTAAATGTCAATGCTTTTCGGATAAAATTTTATCTTTTTTGTGTTGGCTTATAATCCTATTTACATTATATAGGCTGCCCCGGGACGCCAACCGCATATAATGTAAATAATATAATAACCCGCATATAACGCCCGCTGCCCGGATCACATAATTTTTGAAAATTTTACCGTCAAAAAGAACGCCGCCCGCGGGAAAATTCTTCCCGGAGCGGCAGTTGATAGTCGTTAGTCGATAGTCGATAGTCGTTTTTATAGTCGCTGCGCCATAGTCGAAACGTTTCTTAGTCGTTAGACTTCTCAGAGTTTCCCTCTGATAGTCGTTCAGAATCCGGAGCTATGTAACGACGTCTGATCTCCTCTACAGAATAGTCGCTATCATTTCTCTGATTGGGCGTAATGACATGCTCGGTCTTATCTTGATAGCCATAGTTGTTTTTGCCCAGGAAGATACCGGCCACAGGATTGACCTTTCCGGAATTCATGTAGGACTCCCACAAATTTTCGAGCAAAAAATACGCTTTTTTAATGAGGTCGGTTATGCCTGGCGGCAACGCAGTCTTATACCCCGTACTTCCTGTAGGTGCGTCATGAGTAATAGCCCACAAAGTCTGCCGACTCATACCATTCAACGCCATAGCCATACCGGCAACAGTCGGTTTCATATCTGCATTGGCATACAACGCAAAATAGTCAGAAAGTCGTTGCTGTACCTCCTCTGCGTTTCTCATATCAATGTTCGGCATATTGAACAACTTCATATTTACACTCAAGAACTTTGCATTATCCCCCGAATCAAGATTATACCCATTCGTACCGATAACAGGAGAGTTGCCACCTCTCGGTTTACATTTTTTCTTTTTTGACGAAACAGTCTCCTTAGTCGGAACAGTCTCCTTAGAATTTTCCATACAGTCTCCTTGCTTTTTAGTATTATTGCTCAAATTCAGTCTCCTTATTATTATTCTTATTGCAGTAGTAGAAGTAGCTAAAAACAAGTTTTTGCGTGTAACTTTTACTAAGTACGCGCGTATATAGAGGAAGTTATACGCAAAACGCTTAGAACAACTACTTTAACTACTTCAAAAGGCCGTTTTGCGTGTATTATTTGTATTTTGTGAGCAAAAACCGTCCATCTTCACTTCTGTACAACTTATTCAGTCTGACTTCCCAGTTATTGTCAGGAAACAGTCGGCAGTGATACAGGCCGATAGATTCCGGGCAACTGCTACAGATTGCCTGATTGCGACAAAAATCCTCGCATGTCATTGCCTTCAACTTAACGAGCGGTTTCGCTTTACTCTGCTGGCGGGCTTTCGGAATTGCAACATTGAACGGCTGTTTTTCGTCAAAGAAAATATGACAAATCCCATCACGAATAATGCAAAGGTGCGCTCCATCAACCGGGTGCTCAAATAGCGTCACAGCTACATCAAACTCCAACTCCATAATCAAGATGTAGCACTTATACTTTCTCTTGCCGCTCAAGGGGAGTCTATCGAGTTCTTCTATAACAGCGGTTCGTAGTCGACTATATCGACTTTTCTGAACTCCTCTTGCTATCTTACTAACAAGGTCAGTGAGATCTTCCTTTATGCCGTTGCCTTCTTGCTCACCTCTAAAAAGTATTTCTCTCATTTCTACTCCTCGCTATTAAGCCATTCCCCTATAATTGGAAGACAGTCTACACATTCCTCATCATTGAAGCAATATGCAACTATCGAGTTAATGAGTTTTGCCATTTCCTCAACGCTCATATTTTTTATTTTTTCAAAATTCGTCATTCTCTGACCTCACTATTAAGCCATAACTTTCTATTTTTCACACACATTTGACAGCGACTGTTAAAGTCTTTTCTGTAATAACCGCACTTGTCAATGTCTTTTATTTTGCACGAATAACAACTATTATTTGAAAGTATTTCATCAAGCCATTCAGCCATTTCATCAATGCTCATATTTTTGATTCGCTCGTAATTTGTCATTCTTTTTCCTCCTTTACATATTCGAACATCCACGCGGGTAATAAAATGCTATAATCTTTTAATGCTTGGAATCTCATATCTTTGACAGATGAAAAAATGTTTTTTTCGAGCAACAATCTAACTGCTTCTTTGACTGATTCTTTTTTCATCATTCCGTTCGCATAATAATTATCAGGACCGCAGTTAACGTATTCCTCAAGAAAGTTTTGTATTTTTCTGTTATATAACGTGTCTGTCATTCTTCTCTCTCCTCCATTATCGGCGGGTCGGGAAGCTCTCGCCAATGAGTAACATGCGGGTGGAAGAATGGTAAGTCCTCCCACTCCATTCCTCTGCAAGACAGCACGAAGCAACCGAAGTCCAAATCGTAAACGAGCACTTCTCTATCTGTGTCTGGCAGCCTGTCCTTTACGCTGATCCAGCCCTCCTGGGCACCATGATCGAAAAGTCGTATCTCGTCTTTCTTGAGCCATTTCTGCCATTTACCACAAGCAGAGCAGTAAAGCCCGGTCTGATTGCCGTGTTTCTCAGTGAAGAACTCCTTACCACCACAATTACAAACCATATCCATATCTATCCCTTCCTACGCATATCGACAACTTTCATCGTGGCTCTAATAAGGGTCTCATCAGAATAGCCATACGGATTTCCGCAAATTTCAATTTTCGCATAATTCAAAATATGATGTAATAGTTGTGTGGCAAGCATTTTATTCAGCATGGATGTTCCACATTCTTCACTGGCAGAGATTTGATATAGCTCTTCCAAATCAACCAACTGTTCAGCTCTCAAAGTCACAATCGAGTGCTGATTGCCTACACAAGGCTGAACTTTTGTAGCTGATATTATCGACTTCAAAAGTTCACATTGTCTCTTATATTTCTTCGCTTTTTGTCGTGCATTCATCGTTCATATTCTCCTTTAAGATTTCTTTTATACAATCGGAACAATAGCACCCCTCGTAACCCTCAATATGATATAGTGCCCACATCCACATTCTATTCCATTTACCTTTATCGAGACAGCGTTTGCACGAGCCTTGTCCTTCACCAGTGCATTTAGTGACTTTCATTCGTCAATTTCTCCTTTATAGTTATTTCTCTCACCATGTCTTGATACACTTGCCGAGTTCGACAGAGAGTTTCGTGCTGATAATTCTGGCGTGTTCGTACTGGGCTTTCACTCCGGGAACAAAATCTTTTGTAATTCCATTCTCACAGTTCTCCCAATTCTGATCGAGAAGGTCTGCTTGGTACAGGTTCAAGAGCCGTTCCAATTCCTGTTTTTCGGGTATCGTCATTTTCTGTACCTCTTTTCTGCGGACTGAATCCGCTCGTAAATGTCCTCAAGAGACTCCGTAACCACGGCATAGTCCCCGCCAGTAAAATAGACAGTGTTATTACCCTTTCCGCAAGCAACAGCAGTGACGAGGTTTAGATTTACAAGTACCTGTTCTGTATTCGTATCTGTGAGCCAAATGAACATTGTTATACCTCCTAAAAAATGTCGAGAGAAACGGTGATTTCGTCCTCTTCGGTATCGTCTACGGCAACATAACCAATGCCGTCACATACATCATACAACTGGCTACAGTCCAAATCTTCCCCCATTGCTTCGATGAAACTGTCGCGGTCGATTTCGACCACTTTGAAATATCGTGCCATTATTTCTCCTTTCCGGTAATTAACTCAGAATATGGAAGACTCTTAATCCAATCCATAAATCCAACAGACCATTCGTCCAACTTATGATTGTTACGAGATTTATAAATATTTGCCAGGACTTCATAATTCAGCATAACCGTCCGTTTCTGATTGTAAGAGCTTGGCAAGAGTTGAATCATTTGCCACCACCACTCTTTTTTAGCGTCTGTATTACACCAATGATATGCGTCCCTTGCCTCGTTCAATAGCTTAATAGTTTCTTTCAAATGAACAAGCCAAGAATTTTCAAGATGTTCACAACTAAAATCTTCTATCGTAAATTCCTTTTCTGCAATCTTGTGCATGGTCGAACAAGAGTTAGCAACTGTGCCGACCTTATATGTGTCAAACTCTTTCCACCAATATAAAGGTGCAGTAATATCAACATATACTGCAATCATTCGCATGAACTTACGATGATCTGTACCAGCATTGCGAAGTTTCGTCATGAGGTCGTAATCATTTTTTCCAATAAGAGTCTTGTCTTGCATATCTAACACAGGACAATCATCACAATCGTAATCATCGCGACGGCAAACGCCGCATTGAACATCGAATTCACTATCACTCTTTTTCCAAGAGTTCATTGGATTGCGCATTCCTCTAATGGCAGCCTCCCAACCCATAACTTCAGTGTTTTCAAATTTAATCATCGTCGATCTCCTTTCCATTTTCGTCATGGAAGTTAATTTCCCGCTCCTGTTTTTCTGCTAACTGCATTATGATTCCTCCTTATAGGCTTCATCGAACTCCTTGCGTTTTCTCTCATATAAAGCCTTGATACGCTCGGGCTGGTCGGTGATGATTTCAAACTTATCGCTGGAAAATCCCGGCGGCACTTCCTCGGTGTATTCAATATAAACCTTTTCTGCATGAAGGGGTGGGAAGTAAGGGAAGGTTACAGCCTTACGGAAATTCCCACTACTGAACCATGTGACACCGCCATTATCGGAAACAACAATTCCGTCAATATCTTCACACCTCGTTACATTACCCTGTGCGTCCACATCTTTGAAAACACTCGAGCAACGCTTATTCTGATATGTGCGAACACCGTTTCGACCATGAACTTCGTTCCATTCATCGTCAGCACCAGTGAGCGGAGAAATTGGCTTGAATCGAAGAAGTCGTTCCAGCTTTGACAGGACATAACCAGCGGAAAATCCGCTATGCCCCTGTTCGCTGAACGCTTTAACGATTTCAAGAATGTTACGATTTACTAAATCTTGCATACCGTCTTCATCTTTCGGAATCCGGGCAAGTTCGTTTTCTGCATACTGAATTAAACTCATTGCAATACCTCCTTCAATTTCAAACCACAGTAAGTTGCATAACCGCTCGAGGTCGATTTCCTGTCGAACCACTCCGGGTGACGCTCCATTTCAGAATTGAACTTACGAGCCGACAGGATATAAGCGCCCTCGGACTTCGCCCAAATCTTGAAAGCGTTGTACAGGTCTTTTGCCTTGATAATGGTCGGTGAGTTTTCCTCCGGGACACGCTCACAGCGGTTCTCGAGAAACTGCAATACGAGGTCGTTATCACGCTCGTATTTGGTGACAACCGATTTCAGACGGTCACTCATTGCAAGTCCACGTTCCTTGTAATGGATATACCCACGCACCAGCCACATGAAAATGCCGCTCATGCTGGACTGTTCGCACAGCTCGTCTTTGAGGTGGGTGTCCTGTTCCTCCGGGGAGAAGTAACGGTTGAATTCCACCACCTTGATACGCTCGGAAGCGAACAGGGACTTATCTGTAACCATCGGAAGGTCGTTACAGGAAAGCCATAAGGTGAACTGCGGCTTGAATGTGATTGCCGACTGATATAGCGCACGAGCGGAGATTTCCTCACCACCTGTAAGCTGCTTAATCTTTTCCTCATCCAGCTTGCCGTATTCATTGCTTTCGGCCATGGTGACGAAGCGTTTGCCCTTCAATCCTGCCAAGGTAGGGCTGGCGGCTTCTGCGTCCTTCTGACGGTCTCCACGACAAATCATACCGACCGGGGCAACCTTGGCATAGTCACCGAGCATAGTCTCGATAGTGTTGAGCAAAGTGGACTTACCGTTACGAGTGGTTTTGCCATAGAGAATAAACATGCATTCCTCGTTGCTGACGCCTAACATGGAATAACCAAGAGCCCTTTGGAGAAAATCAGCTTTGTCCGCGTCATTCTGCGTGACCTCGGCAATGAATTTCTCCCAGCGTTCGCATTTCACATCACGAGAAATCGTGTGGCTGAAAGCGGTCTGCATGGTAAGAAAGTCCTTCCAGCTATGCTCCCGGAACGAGTAGTCCCGGAGGTCGTATGTACCATTAAGACAGTTAATGAGGTAGGGGTCTGCGTCGAACTGCACAGCAGAGATACGAAGCTCCCCTGTAGCGTCCTTTAGAATTCTGTCACGCATGCGCCGATCACCCATCTTATTGACGAACCCGGTGTAGGACTTCCTGGTGTCATCGTCCTCGATTTCTCCGCAGTAGAGAATCATCAGCCGGACGAAATCTTTGATTTTCTCTGAAACGAGGATAGAACCTTCGTCCTTGCGCCACGCCCCCTCATGGTAGGTGTACCAGCTCTTATGCTCGGGACAATACCGTGCTTCGTGGGAGTAGAGCAAGCCGAACAGGTTTGCCATGCCCATTTCAGACCACTCAAAACCGGAGCTTGTCTCGTCTGCTTTCTCGGGGTGATACTGCTTAATCAGATACATCTTCGAGGATAATTCCTCGTCCATAATGACACGACCGTTGCGTGTCTCGAAAAGTTCTTGCATTACCTATCACCTCATTTTAAGAACTTCAAGTATGTAAAAAATTTCACCTCTGTGAACTTCAACATCATTGATATTCATTTCGATTCACCCGCCTTCTTACCAAGAATGGTCAATGCGCAAACTTGCTTTGATTCAATCCACCATGCGCATTTTTCTTTTTCGCAAACCATGTAGGATTGAGTGCCCGCCGTTAGAAGCGGGCATAAACATTTATTCATAGATTTCCCTTTCATCGTTTGTACCTTGTAACGCTATTGCATATAGTACGCAATTCATATTTATCAAGCGGAGGATCACAAGCAGCAGTATTGGCGTACAACAACTCATCGTAAATCTGAGATTTAGTGTAGCCTTGATTGTGAAGCACACCGGCCAGAGATGTCAAACAAATGTTACGGCTCCCATCTGGAATTCTCGGGTAGGCAGGACGAAGCCGTAAGCGCCCATTTGCGACGGGTTCCTCCCAGCTGGGTGAATATATCTTGTCTCGCTTAAAAAGCGTGTCATTTGCGCTCTCACGAACTTCCGGAAAGTATGTTTGCACAACATAATCAATCGCTTCTTGATTCTCGATGATTTCCCGATAAAGAAGTGTATCTCCGGTCATGATAAAGTATCGAGACGCTTTATAAATTTCCACACCAGAAAGGTTGTTTTTTCCCTTAAAGGGGAGATCACCCCGGAGGAGAATGTGAAACCCACGCCCACTCCGGGATTTCTCCGTGTAGCTGTGACATTTGCCGACAATATCAGCACCAAGGAAATTCATAAGGCCGTCTTCATCGTAGCCGCAGTCAATGTCAATTCCGACGTAGCCATTGTCCGCAAAAACAAAACCGCAGTAGTCATAATAGCGTTGGTTATACGATTCAAGAGCAGTCTCAAAATCTGACCATGTTTCCGGGTCGGTTGAAGAAGCAGCTTTGTTCTCCCATGCTTTCATGGGGACTTTGCTATCATCCGTCGCGCACACCCATTGGTTAAGATTCTTCAATTCCTCAGGGATATTGTCATAACAAACCACGCCGCTTTGCCACCTCACGCTCGAGCTCAGTAATTAGTTTCCATAAAGTGTCCTGGGACACATTCGCTATTTTCGAAACCCTGTAGATGTTATCGGGTATAGTGTCTGTGCCTCTATACACTTCCAGGAGCATTCCTCTTTCTTTGCCAGAATATAACCTCAATGCACTTTCGCATGCGTTCCAGTTATAACGATCAATGTCGTTGCGAAACACCGGGTCAGCATGCCGTGCATAGAACCGCAAACAATGTTTGACATACTCGGAATAAAACGCTTTAGCCATTTTTATCCTCCGACTTCGAGGCACTTTTACGCTTTTGGCGAATCCGTTCCCCTGCAAAATACCACTTGTTATCAACGGCAATAGGATAATCACTGAATGGTGACACTCCCTGCTCGCCATGGTCAATGATATGTTGAGCGGAAAAGAAGGATAGTTCGGTCGACACCATATCCTTACCTGTTCTCAGAAGTGCTCTAACTTTCCCGTTATCGTTTTTCAATTTGTACATATCTATCTCCTTATACTCCGTGAACATGTGCAGCGATCATGTCAGCGTGGTGTGTCCACAATACATTCGGATAGGAATGAATTGCGCGGGTGTAATCACTCCACTCGGCCTGGTCACAAAAAGCCCCCATGTGATACCGAATGCACATGATTTCCTCCTCGGTCAGCTGAAAATACTGTGACAACAGCATGACTGATTTATCGCCGTGCCCTTTAAGTAAGGTGTCGGGGTTGTATTCCCACTCGACAATGCGGCTGTACAATACGCCATCTTTGCAACGACTCCCTCTATATTGGTCGATTTTACAGAGGTCGTGAAACATACCTACGATGTATGGGCTACCGGGATCTTCCCACTTGAGACCATTCTTCTCTGTAAGGTCCACGAGAGTTTTCATCACGGCGCACGAATGGTCGAACAGGCCGTCCTCGTAGTTCCCGTGATACTTGGTGCTTGCAGGAGCGGCGAAGAACCCCTTATCTAACAGGTCTTTCTTGACATATTGGGGAACAATGTCACCCACGAGACTATTGAATTTCTCAATACGTTCTGCCAGTGTCATACGTCACCCTCCTGTCTTTGATGGCTGCGCTCTGCTTCAAAACCGTTCGGGTGGTTCATGCCAGCCGCAGTGCGGAGAGCTTCGGCCTGATATTCATTGATAGTCATGCTTTTTCCTCCTGTGATTTCGCCAATTCAAGATACTTCTTCAAGTACCAATCGGCTTTCTTAATGTCTTCAACACCGTTCTTTCCCCTGTGTCGATAAATATATTTGAGAGCATTGCACACACAGAAGTCCTTCGTGGCTTCCACGCCCTGTGTCTCGAGCATTACCTCAATGCACTCGAATTTTCCGGTCTTATAATGCGCCGGGTGATCGACATTATCTGTCATGCGACACCTCCTATTAAAAATCCGGGAGAGGAGCTTGCCCCTCCCGGCTGATTGCTTAACCCAACAGTGCGTCGATGTCCAGTCCGGTTTTGGCAGGAGCAGAAGAGGTTTGCGTTTTAGTGGTTGCTTTCGGAGACACAGTGTTACCGCCACGACCAATGGTCAACGCACGAGCGACAGGCTCGGTATCAAAACCATCTGCCGGAGACTTGTCCCCGAGGTTTGCGAAAGTGACTTCCTTGTTCGGGTCTTTATTGCTTGGCACTTTGGTATGTACCACCTCGGCTCGGATGTAATGATCGATGAGCTGCCCTGGATCAATGTCCTCCATGGTGTAGTCATTGAGTGCGGTTTTGGCAAAATACGAGAACGCATTTAGAGCCTTCTCATTCCACTCATCATTTTTATTCTTAAGCGAAAAGCGTTCGGTATGAGTGATCCCTTGAGCGTTGATAAGTTTTACTTCGATTTTACCGAAGTCCTCATCGTAACTCACATCATAAATACGGAATACATACTCCCCTTCTGGAATGAGAGTGAAACCACTTGTCATAGGAATACGTGCCATGTTTTTATCCTCCTTTAATTTTTAATCGTTTGCGGCACTGCCGATAATACCAAGCAATAATGTCAATGATTGATCCTCACTAAAACCGGCGTTGCATAATTTTTTATACAAGATATAGAACTCCTTGCAGCATTCATCAAGGCTCATATCATCTTGAGTGCTTTTAGTGTTTTGATTTACATTTGCCGCTAAAATAGCAGCGAGCACGTTATCGATATTCATCTTGCACCTCCATCATTTAACTGTCATGCGGTAAGATTCAGATTTCTTGCTGTATTTGTCCAGTAGGCCGTCAGCTTTCAGAGCGTCCTTATCAATGCTGGTGGTCTCGGAACGAGATACCGTCCAAGTGTAGTTAGGCCCTTTAACCTCGACCTTCTTATCACCATCACGGAACTGTCCCATGGCGTGTTTCTTGATAATGTCATTGATGGTCTTGAGACGCTTCTCCTTGTCTGCGGTAGAAGCGGAAATCTCGTCCAGCTCCTTCTTGAGACCTTCGGCTTCTGCAATCAGAGCTTCAATGTCAGTCTCCGGGGAAAGAGTGTTGGTACGAAGTGCTGCAAGGATTTCAGCGTCCTTCTTCTCGTCGTATTCCGGGGAGATACCTGTATCGACATAATCAGCCCACCACTGTTCAACAGCGGCCACCTTGTCTGCGAAGTCCGGGTAGCGTTCGGAGACCTTGAATTCAACTGTGATAGTGTTGCTTGCGGTCGGCTGATATGCCACCGGGTCTTTGTAGTCCTTCTCGTCAAGGAAGGAAGCAACCATAATCACATCGTCCACACCGTACAGGTAAGCGTATAACGCCGCCTGTAAAGCGTAATACTCGGGAACATCGTTCTGCCAGTCCTCCGCGCGTTTGGTGGTCTTCATTTCGAGAACAGCTTCGATGGTCTTGCCGTCCTCACCCTTCATCAGATAGTCCCACATACCGCCGAGGTGTTTGCTCTCCGGGAAGAAATCTCCCCATGTCTTATTGAAGTAGTCCTCACCCCACACATCAGAAGGGCGAACAATGTCCATGCCGTAGGACTGCTCCATGTAACGAGCCTGTTTCGGTTCGATGGTCTTACCAGCGACCGTGTAAATAGTGTCCTCGAAGGGCTTCTCGTAGGTCTTAGTGATTGCACACCACATTTCAAACGGGGTGCTCCACGGGTTAAGACCGAGGATGGTGGCGAATCTCGTACCTGTGACCTTTTTGGTCTTTTTAGGCGGGGCAATCTGAATCCGATTGCCCTCGAGCCACTTAATGTCTGTCATTATCGCACCTCCCAGTCATTTGCAAGCATATCTGCTTGTGAAGCAAGTCAGCCAATCTGTACGCCACTTGTGCCCACAAATGCGAGGGCTTTATTTCCGATAGCTTATTATCTTTCATATCGAAACCTCCTATATAACCAATGTGAGATAGCCGAGACCGGATTCTCCTGTACATTCTTCCTCAATCCATTTGACCTCACGCTCGTAATAAGGTTGCCACTCGTCAGAAATGATACGCTCGTCTTTCAGAATGTAATCTTCGTAATACCCATTCTTGTTAGGTGACGCAAGATTGAGATAAATCTTATCATCCTTACCCAGTAAAAAGAGCTGTATAACATCACACACTCTGACGCTCGGCTGTATGTCAATTAGTTCCATGAATTTCATCGATGAATACCTCCTCGAGAATCTTCTCAAGCTCCTTCTTTTACCTTATTGATGGCTTCCCCAAATGTCATTATTTCTGTCCTCCTTCCAGCATTGCGGTAATCTTCTGAATCAGCGTCTCGCAATCGGACTTGGAAATCTCCGTGAATCCCTGTGTCTGTACTGCGATGTTCGCAATCAGTTCCTCCTTGCTCGGGTCAGCGTCCTTGAGCTTCTTTAGAACAGCTTTCAGGCCCTTAATCTGTAAAGCAGAAGCATTGTCAGCCGGAGCAGTCAGATTCTCCTTCACTTCCTGTCTCTGCTCGGGAGTAGCCGGGGCTTTCTTCTCTGCCGCCGGAGCGGAAGCAGTCTCGCCCTTGCCGAGATTTGCGTCAATGGAATCGCTCTCGCAAATGTCCAGCGCAATCATATACAGGTAGCGCCGCATATAGGTGATAGAAGAACCGAGAGCTTGCATTTCGTTTGTAGCCTGTTTGCCAGTGTTGCTCACGATAGGAGCAATCTGATTGAACGGCGCAACGAACGATACCGATTCATCCGGATTCTCGGTGTTGATAATTTCCATGGTAGCGACATCAGGCGTGAAGTTCACTACGGAAATCAAACCGACTTCATTGAAAATCCGGATAGCGGTCGGTACAATGTCCTCGAGCTCAAAGTATTTGAAGGACAGGTGCATGTTCTTACCGGACTTCTCAACATTTGCGTCAAGAAATTTGGAGCGCGCCGCCAGCAATCTCTGATACACATTGGCGGTTTTTGTGGTTTTGGTTGTTGTAGCCATTTTCTTTCTCCTTGTTTTAGTTTTTTCGGGCTTAATGCCCATGAAATCATTAACACGTTTCCGTGCCATATCGATATAGAAAGACTTATCCACATCGGAAATGGAGAGTTGATTGTCGTTGTCGATGATACAGTGTTCCGGGAGCATTTCGATTTTGGCTGTGGAATCGTCCTCGGACTTAACCTTGTAGATTTTTCCATACCTCTCGTCTGCGGTCGCATATACCCGGTTGACCTTTTGCACAGGCTCTTTCACGCCATCGACAACGTGATAGGTTTCCTTATATTTCGCACCAGCTTTGGCAATAATCTGAAACTGGAATATATCGTCACAACCATTGATTGTGTCCTCGACAGGTGTTCCGTTTACAAAGAACTCTTTCAAGGCGGTTGCGACAATCACACAGGAGTTATTGATGTTGAAAGCGCCAGCCGGAGCGATACCCTTCACGAGATAGCCGCCTTTGGCTTTTGCTTTGCCGCCCGGCTGAACCTCAACGTAGTTGTTTACGTCTTTCTGCGCTATCTTGATAACGGTATCTTCCTCGAGGTTAAAGCCTGTACGAGACTGCCATTCAGCACAGATAGCGGTCAGTGTGTCGTAGTCCTTCTTATCGCATTCGACCATGATACCGTCCGTGTTGAGCTGGACTATTCGCAATCCTTTAATCTCTTGATAACAGTGTTCCGCAAGTTCAAGTAGATATAACTGCCCGGAAATGCAGACCGAGCGACCCATGAGGGGGTCATAGAGGTCGTTGTACTGATTCAGCAAGCAACCGTAGGTGGTGTTGCAAACCAGTTTCAGAGCGTTCGCCGTGTGCTTATCGCCAGCGGCTTTCGCTTTCATTCTTCGCTCGAGAATATCCTCGTAAATCTGCGGAGACGGAATGTTTCTGCTCGTGTACCCATTGATGGTACAGAGGTGTGGATAGTAACTTCCTACGTCCTCATTCCAAATTCCTCTATCCTCGGTTTCCTCCCAAAAGAAATTCGGGATCGCGCCGTGAATACCGCCGTACCCGAGTGTCACAGGGCACTCACCGATATTCAGATTTAGCTTGCCTTTGAAAAGCTCACTGTCTGGAATGGAGAAGTCATACATTCTATCGAAGAAAGCGAAAACCTCCGACGGTATGTACTCTTTTCGCAGATTGCTCGGGTACACATACTTGCGTTCATCATCGTGCGGTTTCTTGGTTGCTGTCAGCATTGCCGCAGTCAGTTTGGCGTTCGTCATACCCATTGCTTTGACTTCATCCAGGCCAGCCAGCCGACCGAGGTTGATTTTGTTCTTCAAGTAGTCCTTACGAATGTCAATCAGTCTCTCGGCGGTATCAACGTCATGTTTACAATAGAACTCCGTCTCGGCTTTTTCCTCCGGGGTTAGAGGTCGGTCAATATCAAACGGTACACTGGACTCTTTGACTGACATACCGAGGTGACCTTCGATAGCCTTAAGGGATAAACCCTGCTGCGTGTCATCTCGAATATCCACATTGTTGAATCTGAAATAGTAATCAGCCAACTGTGGACATTGCCAGCCTTGCCCTCCGGCGATAATGTAATCGTTGACCTGTTTTACCTCTTGAGGGGTGAGACCGGCAGCAATGGCCTTGATAATGTACTGGTCGTAGTGTTTCGAGTTGAAACCGACATAGATACAATCATCAGACAATGCCATTTTCAGCGCTTCGTTGTCGTTCCAAATACAGGTGTAAATGCCTGTTTCCTTATCCTTGAGAGTTACGAGCCAGTCATAGGCGAAGACCTCACAGTCATACGATATTAGTCTCACACGCCCCCTCCTTCCTTAATGAAGTAACAACCATTCTTTCGATAGGTCGTACATCGCTTCTTATAGGACTTCACGAGGTAAGCTATATCGTCCACGAAATCGTAGGCGATAGGGTCTGACTTTCCATCAAAGGTACGAGCAATACGCCCGATACTCTGTGTCACCACAGCGTAGTCCTTCTGTGGGGTGGTGAGGTACAGACACTCCAACCGTGGTACGTCCAGGCCTTCCTTCGCCAGTGAGTAGGTAGCAAAGAGGTATTTCTTCTTACCGCTCCTCATATCCTCAAGGGCCTGTTCTCGTTCAGCCTTGCCCTTTTTGGTTGTCATTTTGCCGCTTATCATCACAGCGTCCTTCTGCATATCAGCCGGAAGAAGACTTATCAATGTTTCGAGGTGATTCAGCCTGTCCGACAAAATCAGAGAAGGTCTCTGCTCAATGGAATCTGCAATGAGCTGATTCCGGGCGGCGTTTTCGGTGAGGTAGGTAATGAGTTTGGTGTAATTCAGCGTTCCGTCCGTGTTAAGGGCTTCTTGGCTAATCTGCACACCTGTACCCACAGGGTAGATACCCACCTTCATAATCTTGTCAGCCACAGCTTCATCCGGGACTTGGTAGGCAACCTCACCAACGAGGGCGTAGGTGGCTTTAATCATTCCATCGGACCTATGTACCGTTGCTGACAGACCGTACTTGTGTCGTGCCGATAAACTGTTCAGCACTTTTTGGTATTGTGTCACGGCGGGAGGGCTGCCGCCGACCCCGGGCGCCCCGCCTGTGGGGTAGGGGAGCGATGTCATCCAGCGGGATGTGGTGCAGACCTACGGGGGTGCGCTGCGCCGCACCA